GATGCTGCCTACGTCCAGATGCGACAGATAACTAAAGAAGAAATACTTTCTGCATTTGGTGTTCCTGAGTCTGTTATTGGTAATGCCTCTGGCAGAACCTTCAGTAACGCTTCAGAAGAGATTCGTGTTTTCTGGATGGAGACAATGCTTCCCCATCTGGAGCCAATATCTAGAGCGTTAGACGAACTTGATGAAAAGTACTATCTAGATTTTGACACGACCGAAGTTCCAATCCTCATGCTTTATAAGCAAGAGCGAGACAAGTATTTACTACAGGAATTCCAGTCTGGATTGATTAGCGCGAACGAGTACAGAACTGGCTCGTCACGCAAGGAAGTAGATGCCGACTTGGCTGACTCGCTTCTTCAGAATCCAAACCTTATTCCTATTGCGAACACGAAAAAGAAGATGGAAGAAGGCCAGGCTCAGATTCCTGGGGCTCCTGGGGCTCCTCCGGGAATGCCGGGAATGCCAGAAATGCCAGGGGTACCACCTGGAATGCCTACTCCTGTTCCTCCAATGGCAGAAACCATTCCTTTGGACACAAATACTATGCAAGGTGCAATGGCCGAAGCAGGTATGGCGGGAGGAGAATTGGCTCAAACCACCATTCCTACCGAGGCACTTGGTGGACTTCCACAGCCAATGACTGTTGCGTCTTCTCCTAGCAATCAAATTCAAGTAAAAGAACTGATTGACAAGAGCGAACAGTCAATCGAAAGATGGACCGAAATTCTTGCAAGAAGCGTTGAGCGCGTAGCGGAAAGACAGCAAAGAGTAGTGCTTGAAAAAGCTAGCGGCTTAAAGTCTAAAAAAGCCTTGATGCACGGAACCCTTGATGTTGACTCGGTTTTGTCAATTGAGACATGGAATAAGCAGATAGAGGAAGACATCCGTCCGGTCGTTTCTTCTATTATTAGCGATTCTTTTGAGTCGCGAGTAAATGAAGCATCTGAAAAGGGAGTAAAAGTAAAAGCTCTCCCAGTTAAGGACCTTCGCGCGATGGTTGATGCTCACGTTTCAAGAATTAAAAGAATAAATGAAGCGAATTTTTCAGAAATTAATTCACTTATGATTAAATCTTTTGAATACGCAGACGAAGAAAGACGATATTCGTTCTTTAGAGATGGGTTGGTGGAAATGTACACCGACTTCTTCGCTTATGGTCAATATCAGCTGGCCGAAAACGAGGCTCGTTCCGCTTGGAACTTTGGTCAAACTGTTTAGTTTCACTAAACGATTGTTTGATTTTTATATAATTTCACTAAAAGTGGATATATAAGCATAGTTGCACCGAACAGACTTCCTAATGTCTTATTATTTTCAGTAGACACAAGACGAAGGGTCTCCTGAATGTTGCCTGAACTGTACGAATATAAGTCAACCACGCTCGGAACTTCCTTTGCGACCAAGGGTGGCTCCATCAACCTAGATGAAGCTCAGGGAATGGTTGAGTGCTTCGTAGCCGGAATAGGCAACAAAGACTCAGTAGGAGACATTGTCACTACTGGTGCGTTCACAAAAAGCCTTCAGCGCCGCAAGCCTCGTGTTGTTTGGGGCCACAACTGGAATGACCCAATCGGTAAAGTTTTAGAGATTTACGAAGTACCAAATACGGACCCAAGATTGCCTTTGAAGATGAAGATGGCAGGAATCGGTGGACTTTTTGCTCGCGTTCAGTTCAACCTTAATTCCGAAAAAGGTAAAGAAGCATTCGCTATGGTTGCCTTCTTTGGTGAAGAACAAGAATGGTCAATCGGCTATAAGACGCTTCGTGCCCAGTTCGACCAGAAGTCGCAAGCAAACGTTATTTACGAACTTGAACTGTACGAAGTATCTCCTGTTCTTCACGGAGCAAACCAGCTCACTGGCACTATTTCCGTAAAGTCAGAAGAAGGTGGATATTCCGGTCCAGTTTCCTATATGGAAGAAGACGAAGAAGAAACCATAAACCGCGCAGAAATTGAAAAGCAATTGGGCTTAATGCTCGGCGCAAAAGTTTCCTTAATGGACGTAAACGGAGAAGAGCTAACCTTTGCTCGTCGTGCAGATAACGGTGAAGTTGGCCGATACAAGTGCCATTTCAGCGGAGGTCGCGGACGATACATGTTTGGAGCACCTGAGCCAATTACGGTTGTTGCACCACGCAGACCATCAGTGCCTATGCCCGGAATGCCAATGATGCCAATTGGGTCTCCAGGAATGGTGATGAATCAGCCTCAACGCCCCACGCGTCCGCCAGCAATGTCTATGCCTGTTGCGATAAGACCAGGACAAAATGGTCCTCAGATTATCGCGCTTCCAGCAGTTGAGTACGAAGATGATGATACTCAAGAATTTGACCCAACAAACTTGGACAAAGAAGAAGCAGACCTAAGAGACGCACTTCTCAAGATAACAAAACGTCACGGCAAGTTTAATCAAGACTCAGAAGGTGTTTGGGCCGGATACACGCCAGCTGCCGAAAACTCAATTGCTGGCATAGGCGTAAAATGTGCTAACTGCGTTTTTTATCAAGGTGGCGATAGCTGCAAGATAATTGACATGGAAGTTGAATCAGAAGGAAAGTGCCGTTTTGCCGTCATTCCTAATGGAGTTGTCAAAGGTGATTCAACAGTCAAAAAGACATACGAAATCGAAGAAGAGTTCACTCAAGAAGACTACGTTTCCGACCTTGAAGTAAAATACCCTGGAGAGTTAGCAATAGCAGCCCTGCGTGGAGCTATCGGAAGACGTAGAAAAAAGCGTCGTAAGTTCAAGTTGCTAAGCGAGTTTGGTTCGCAAAGTGATTGGCCCGAAGAGAAGGCATACCTGTTGCCTGTCGTGCCAAAGTTTGCCTTCATGGTCAAGCAGGCCCTAGACCCAATATTTGACTATCACGGCGTTGAGTCTTTTGTAGACGTGGATGGAATTGTAATGACGTCTGGCATCAGTTATGACTTAATTGATGCGGTAGATACGGCTGTTGATAACCTAAAAAAAAAGTCTATAAATCAAAATGACATCGAATGGAAAGCTGCTAGTTACCGACTTGGTCGTGCTATTGGTGGTCGTTTAACAAATAAACCAAATATTGGTGGAGGCCGTTCGGCCGGTCGATTCTTTACGTCAATTGGAGCAGAAGATTTTGACCCATTTAGTGCGCGTGATGCCAACCTAAACGGAATAGTCGGTGAAGGCTTATTCCTTCGTGGTGTTGCTCTAGCCACTCCAGACCCAACACCGGATGGCCCTGGTTCAATACGCAACCCAAAACCATCCCGCGCTCAAGTACGCAAGCCTGAATCAGAGATTCTTGACCGAGCTGGAGACGGCAAAGTCAAGCCTGTCGGCTCAAAACTAAGTAGCGGAAAACTGTTTGACGTTCCACGCATAGACGACCCTGATGTAGATTCTGCGACAAAATACGGCTCCGCTGAGTCACAAAGAGACGAGCTTCAAGGCGTACTTGATGGTGCTTCAGACAAAGACCAAATAAAGAGACTAAAGCAAGCTATTGCTGAACTCGATAAATACATGAAGAGTGTTGAAAAAACGGTCGAAGGGGACATGGAACGCGAAAAGCGTCCAACAAAACCCAAGGCACCACAGGTTCTCAACAGAGAAAACACTCAGCTTGCCAGAGGAATAAAGCCTCAGCGTATACCAATCGCTAGTCAATCGATGACAAGCGTAGAACGTTTCTCTTCTGGGAAACTTCCCGACAAAGCTCAGCTTCCAGAAGGCTCCTCGCAGCTTAAAGAATTCTACGAAGCGATGGCAGAAGACGTAGTGAAGTTGCTCACGGAGTTAATGAACGACCCAAATAAAGATAAAAACTGGAAACTTCCATGGCGTCGCCCTGAGCTTTATGCAAGAAACCCTACGCGCGGTCGCGTGTATCAAGGCATGAACCAGATGACTCTTGGCTTGGTTGCAAAATCTCGCGGGTACGAACTTCCTCGATGGGCCGGAGAAGGTCAATGGAAAAAGCTTGGTGGAAAACTTAAGCCGGGTGGACGAAAGATGGGCGTTTCTATTCTTGTTCCACGAGAAGGACGCACTTTCACAGACATAAACGGCAAGGAAGTCGTCGAGGGGCGCTACTACGAGGTACAAACTGTTTATAACGTAGCCGAAGTAGCTGGCCTCCCAAAGAAATTTTATGAACCTATCGATGCGGACATAAATCAAGAAACAAGACTTGAAGATTTAGAAAACGTTATTAAGGAAATTGGTCCTGATTTCGTAGAATCATTTGGTGAGGATGCTTTTTATCGCCCATCAACAGACAAGATTCACATGCCTGCTTTTGAACAGTTTGTTGATGCTACGGCTTTTTATGGGACAGCAATGCACGAAACCGTTCATTGGACCTCTCACCCAACACGCCTAAACAGAACTTTAGGTAAAGAATTTGGCGATGAACAATACGCATTTGAAGAACTAATCGCTGAGATAGGTTCAGCGTTCGCGTTGGGCGCAATGGGTATTGAGCCAACAATTAGAGACAATCACCTTGTTTATGTAGCAGGATGGTTGAAGAAACTGACAGCAGACCCACTTGCCTTGCATAGGGCAATACTTTCAGCCCAACAAGCAAACGACTTCTTGCTAGACCGTTCCTCGACAATGCGAAGACTTGCTGGCATCCCGGACGATGAAAGAAAAGGCAAAGACAATGCGTGGCTCGAAGTGCCAATGCTTGCTGGATACGAAGACTCTCCAAGAATCAAGCCGACAACAGGCGTAAGCGGCACAATGGAAGACATGCTGGACGTGGAGTTCCCGCAGGACTTCGCACCAGAGGCTAGAAGAACGTCTACTGCGGAACGAGAGATGAGTTCTCTTTCACGAAACCTACCAACAAAGACCAAAGATGGAATCGTCATTACTCCGTCTGGAAGACTTTCTAGCGGTAGAGGCCCAATCAAGGGCAAAAACCCTAATGCGCCAGAAATAAAGCCCATAGATGAGACAGTAGCGCTCAGGCTTGCATTTGGTTTGTCAAACGAGCCAACCGAAGAGCAGCGAGACATCATGGCGGTTGCCATGAATCTCATTAGAAACAAAGACCCGCGCATATTGTCTATTCTTGCAGGTGCTGGAACTGGTAAAACCACAACGCTAAAGAGCATCGCATGGGGTCTGCAGAGAGAATTCGACCTATGGCCAGAAGGCGACCTTCGGAGACCAGAACAACTCAGATACCTTTCAGATAGGTACGGCGTTGATTTCTCTGGCATGTCCGCGGAACAGGTTAAGGAATCTGTAGAAAAACTAGCTGAAGAAAAATCAATAAACAATCTTTACTATGCGGTATTTAACAAGAAAAATCAATTCGAAGCAGAATTGGAGTTTCCAAGAAATACCGGAGTATCAACAACCGACAAGATTTGGTACTGGTCACTAAAACTAGGACAAGGCGACAAAAAATACGGAACAGGAATGCGCAGAAAAATGCAATTCGCATTGATTTCGCCTACTGACAGAAAAGTAAATAATCCCGGAGCCAAGAATCCTAAATTCATCAGCGAAGCTCTAACTCCTGACGAACCAGAAAGACTATTGCCACAGCAGGTACGGGAGCTCTTTGATGGAACAACCGAGTCTTTTGATGGAATTGAACCAGGATACAGAAGTCTTGGTTGGACAAGATTAGATACTGGAAGTGATTGGAAAGAATTTTTAGATTTTGCAGACGAGAAGCGCTGGAAGGGTCAAGAAACTAGACCAACTTCTGTTCCCATCTTGGACGATAAGGGAAAACCAGTAAGAGACGCTAAGGGAAAAATTCAAACAACAATGGAAGATTCGTCTGGATTTATTCTTCCAGATGCGGGCTCAACATTTGTCAGTCGAGACCAATTCGGTGACCTTTTTAAAAATGCCCTTACTAGATGGAGTCTTTCAAAAGAAGAAAAAGCGTCAGCATGGATGTTTACGCAGCCCGCAATACTAACGCAAGAGCTAGATACGCCGCGCGGTTCTGGTAAGGACATCAGCCCTGTTGACACCATTTTAGATGAAAAAGATATTCCGGCTCAATGGGTAGAAGCTTTGCAGGAAGCAATAGACAAATTTTCCGATGGGGATAGCAGTATGCTTCCACCAAGAGATTCTGTCGCAAAACTGTGGATGCTTACGGAGCCAGACCTTCGCTCAGACCCGGGCTTGATAACGCATACCGAGTCTCAAGAGCGCAAAAAAACTATTCCAGATAGCTACGCGGTTGGAGACACGTATGAGCTTGAAGGCGAAACATGGATAGTCAAAACAAGAAAAAAGAGTAAAGGCAAAAACGTTCAAGTTACTCTAACCAAGAGAATGGCGACAGAAGAAAAACCACTCAGTGCATTTTTTGTTGACGAGGCGCAAGACTCAAATGAAATTCTTGAAACAGTGCTCGACAACAATAGAGCCAATCTTCCGATAGTTGTTGTTGGAGATGATAGACAAGCCGTTTATGCGTTTCGTAACGCGAAAAACATCCTTGAATCCCTAAACGCTGACTATGAATTAACAATTACCGAATCTTTTAGATACGGAGAAGTAATTGGGCATTTAACGAACCTTGCCTTGGGTATGCAAAACCTTTACCTTGACAAACAGGGCGTCCCTCAGTTGCCATGGAAACACGTTAAAGGCAAAGCTCAGGTTGTAGTAAACAGACTGTTCGACCCATTGCTTCCTAAAAAAGATAGAAAAGGTCTGGAGCCGGTTGACGAAATCGACGATATGACTCGTGAGTTCCTTCTTAAGGACTTGGAAGAAAAGTTTTCAACTCCAGAAAAGCGTTTGAATTTCTCTGTACATACGGTTGGAAAGAAAGCTGGAGAAAAATTAACACGCAAAGAGCAAGATGATAAATTAAGAGAACTAAGAGACTCCATTCTTGAGCCAAAAGCGGGGAAGATAGTCGACAGGGTTGAGGAAGCAAATAAAGAAGTTCCAAATCTCCCAACCATGATTCTCTGCAGAACCAACGCAGAAATCATTAACGAAACTCTCAAGTTCATTAAACTTGTCGTCGATAGTCCAAATGCGAAAAAAGATGATAACGGGTTGCCAATTCTGCCAGAAGTAGTCATTCCTTTAAGCAAGCACGAAGAACTTCTAAAGTTTACGAGACATCTTGAGTACATCTTTATGCCTCAAGCAGAAAAAAGCAAGCGCGGTCTCCCCGAAGTATCGGGATGGATTGGACCCATCTTCGACCAGGGAGGACTGAAGAGAGTAATAAATCAGGCTTCAGGACAGCAGGCCAGAAGTGCATACAAACTAATAATGCAGGCCCCTCCTGGCGGCGGCGTGCCTCTTGGGATATCAGGAATGTTAACCCTTCTTCAGGGCAGACAGAAAATAGAAATAGATGCGAAAACCGGTAAAGAAAAAATTACTGTTATTCCTGCGTCAATTCTTCCAGAAAGAAAAAGCGTAACGCTTGAGAATTTCAGAATAGAACCAGAAGAAATTGACTCAATATCTAAATTTTCTAAAGCCGCATCCGCCCCTCAAGCTAAAGAATCTCAACTACAAAGAATTGTAATAATTCCTCCACCCAGCACCTCAACCGATGGTCGAGGTGCTGTATATGCTCAACTTGAAATTATAGGCGGAGACGAAAAGAAACCCGGAAAACCATCCGGACGCATTATCGTTACCGGTGACGGTGTGGATACCGGTAGACCACAAACACTCCCCGACGGCTCCGAAGCAAGAAACATACCTCCCAACCAAAGAGTAGGTAACGGTCGCTATAGAAGAGACCTCGAAAAGGTCATCTTGAATCTTGGTTTATCCGACAAGGTAAAGATAATGCAAGACGCAGAGAGGGGCGGCCCGCGAGCCGGAGGAAAGCGCAGAGCGTTTGACGGATTTGTAATTGAGGGCGAAAACCTTGAAGAATCAACCAAAATATTAAACGACATTGGCCAAGCAATGAGAGATTCGGCTCAAGGCCCTGGTGGAGACGTTGAGATTACGACCATTCAGCTTTCAAAAGGCCGAGAGTCAGATTTTGTTGCAGTAGCAGAAGACTTGGGAGACCCTAGCGATTCATTGGCTGCAAATATTCCACAAGGACAAGCAGGACTTGCCTTCATGGAGGAAACAAACCTCATCCATGTGGCGTTTTCTCGTGCGAAAAAAATGATTGACCCAGGTTGGAAGGGGTTCAAGTATTATCTCCACGACGAATCTACAAAAGACGTCAGGGCAGCAATCAAGAAAGCAGTACAGGACGGCCATATACCGCCAGAACTAGACAAGGGGGCCTTTGGAGACGAAGGCGGTATTCCTCTTCCTAAGTTCTATGCAGCATTAAACAAGATGAGTCCTGACGATATAGATGAAAATAATCTTCCAGACCGAGCAGCGCTTGATGAAAAAGAAATCGAAATTGACCCCGACCTCGTCTTTGACGTGGATAAGGATATTAATGATGTCGTTCGTGACCCAAGTGATTACGAATCAGAAGTAGACATAGATGACTTGATTGATGCGGACGAAATGGGAGACGATTCTGATGGTCAGATGCGCCTCTCTAGCGGAACCTCAAACTTCCCTGGTCCTGGCCGCCGTCTGTCTAGAAGAATGGGCGTAAGAAGCAGTAGTCGCGTCACCCCTGGTGCCATAAGTGCTCAAGACCTTGCTGGAATAAGACTCTTTGGAGACCCCAATTCACCCAACAACCGCCGCAAGACGGATTATGCAATGCAGACGTGGGCTGGATTCAGGGAAAGAGGTATCGAAATAAATGCCGAAGGAAGAGAACAAACAAAAAACGCCATGAAAAAAGTCGGCGAAGCCATGAAGGCTCGTCAGAACAGGGTTCGGGTTGGGCGAGTTGGAGACAACTTGCGCAATGATAATCCTTCGGCGGAAACATGGATGCTCTCAGTAGACGCTCTCGCAGAGCAACTTCGCATTCCAGAAGATTTTAATGGCCAGGGCGAATCCCTTCGTTCTCGTTCTGCGACACGACAAGAGATAGCAAGTCTTTTGGGTTTGAGCGAAATGGACAAGCAGAAGATTCAAAATTCCGATGCTGGAGTAAACCACGACGCAGTTCGTCTTTTGGTTGCTGAACTTGGAAATCAACCAGAGCTGGCAGGCTGGCGCTATTTTGCTCCGGTTTCAAGAGACGAAATCAGAAAGATAATTCCATCCCCAACAGGAGACACGGAAAGTATCACCCCCCAAGTGGACATGGCAATGGAGAATGCCGGTAGGGCAAACATGCGTGACCGTTTCATTATCGAAACGTTCGGCAAAGACGCCTTCCCTCATTGGTTCGACCAAGATGAAGAAGAAGCCATTAGTCCAGCCGAGTACTCTCAATTGGGTGAGGTCGACGAGAGGGCGAAGTTCCGTGCAACAGGACGATTTGCCCCCGATGACCCATTTGAGGGCGACTCTGAAGCCGAAATTGACCTTTATGGACAAAGCTTTGACGAACTTGAGAATCCTCCATCCTTGTCTGCCGATGATGAAATAATCAAACTTGATAAAACAGATAAAAAAGACTTTGAGATTGAGCCTTTGCTTAAATATCTAGGAATAGATAAGAAAGAGTGGAGAACCAGACTTAGTGAAATTCTTTCTGAAAAGTTTGGAACCGATAGTACTGGAGTCAACCCTGAGTGGGAAAAGCAGGGAATCCCAACCGCAACTATTGCTCACATGATTCGTAAAGGAGTCCTGCCAAATGCGGCAGACGTCTGGAAGGACGGCAAGGCAGGGAAACTGTTTGACGAAGAGATGGAAAGACCCAAGTATGCGGTTTATGAAGCCCTTAACGAATTCATAGACAGAAGCTTCCCGAACAGCAGACTCAACAGCAAAGAAAACCGTAACAAAATAGTCGGCGCGACAGATATGGGTACCGCACTTCGCGATGCTGCTGCTGCAAAAGGTTCAGCCTGGAGTGCAAAGAAAGGCAACGAGCCAAGGTTCGCTGTTTCTGAAATGCAAACAATGGTTGACAGGTTTAACGAGATATTCGGAACGGACCATACTCTTGAAGACATTTTCAGCGCCGAGCAATTAAGAAACGCTAAAACCAGAATTGAAAACGGCGAAACGCTGTCAGGTAAAAAAAGAAAGCCAAAACAGGCTGATTAAAATTTAATTGAACTATCTACTGTTACCAATTCACGCACGTATAGCGTGATAGGTTATAATTAGAGACATTTAATGGTTAATGGTCTATCGGTCATTCCTTTGCACTAATAGGAGTTGTATGAATTACGACGAAAAAGTTACAGTAAGCATTGACGGAAACGGCGATGTGCTTAAGTGCGCCAAGGGTGCCTCTACTTCCGAATGCGGATACGTCAAGGGTGCAGAGCTTTGCGGTAAGTGCGGCGCTATGCCGGTGGAAATGAAAATGGTTCCAGTAGTCGAACCCGCCGAAGACGAAGACATGGAGAACACCGACGAGCCAATGACGGCTGCTCCTATGGCTAAGAAAATGAAAAAGAAAACGAATGGAGCACCTATTGCTATGGGTGACGAATCCGACGAACCAGAAATGACCGAAGACGAAATGGCCGCTTTCATGCCAAAGAAGAAAAAGGGCATGGATGTACCCATGTTGGAAGAAGAAGACGAAGAGAAGATGATGGGCATGTATGCAATGCCTAAGAAGAAAAAAGGAATGGGCGTAGCTCTCCCCGTAATGGAAGAGGACGAAGAGGACGAAGAAATGAAGGGTATGGGAATAATGCCTGACGAAACTTACGCAGAAGACGAAGAAACGCCTTTGAAGAGAAAGAAAAAAGGCATGGGTGCATCCATGATGGATGACGAAGAAGAAGAAGAAGAAGTCTTGGACAAAGAAGACATGGCTGTAGAAGGCATGGACCCTGAAGATGAAGATGAAGATGATGAAGAAGAAGAAGAAGAAGAGGATGAAGACGCAGAACTAGGTGTTAAGTCGTTTTCTGCTCGCGATTCTGAATGGGAAATGATTCGTCAGTCACGTATAAAGTCGCTTGGCCTCAAAGCTTCTGACGTTGGTGTTTCTGGTTATCTTTGTGCTCTTGAGCGTAAAGCTTATGGTGGTTCTTCTCCTGTTTGTGATGACTGCCCTGGCGGTTGTGTGTCCGAAAAAGGAATGCCTGGAATTCTCCACGTTGAAGGAATGGCTGAAAAGATGTTCGACGGAGTCGTTGTAGATTCTGGATACTCGTCAGATGCAGACATGTTCGTAATTGACGTGCAAGTTAAAGATGGTTCAATTAATGAAGTTTTCGTAGACGGAAGCAGCGCAGAAATGCTTGGATTCCACAAGCTTGACTCTTCAAGCTTTGAGCAGAAATCAGAAGTCGGTGCGTACACTCTTGTTGACTTCACGGAAGCAGCAGAAATAGCAGTTAAGTCAATTGACGGAACAGTTATCGCAGTAGAGCCTGACGTGTTCGAAGGTTTTGATGCTTACGCTGTAGAAATAGAAGGATTTGACGGCAAGTCCTACGATGTGTTCGTCGCACTAGACGGAGAAGTTCTCGGTTACGACAAGTACGAAGCAGACGAGATTGAGGACATTGAAGCAGAGGCTGCAGAGATAGCTATCAAGCAAGCCTTTTCTGAAGAACGTCGTATGGAAATGGCCAAGGAAGGAACCGCTCTTGAAGACGGTTCATACCCAATCGCTACAGAGACTGACCTAAGAAACGCAATCCAAGCCTATGGCCGCGCAAAAGATAAAGAAGCAGCAAAGAAGCACATCATGAAGCGAGCTCAGGCGTTGAAGCTTGAAAGTCTTATTCCTGGTAACTGGTTAGCAGGTAGTGACGAAAAGAGTCAAGATGTTAGCGATGCAGAGTTCATGGCTTCCCTTGTTGAGTTTCAATTGCTTGAAGATTCAGTCGACGAAATCTAGGAAGGGAGCACCACCATGGTGGATGCCCCTATAAATAGGGAAAGAATCGTAGTTTCGGCGCGGCTTATCGTGCCTTTGTCGTGCTGCGGTGGATTCAACGAAAAAGCACTTCGCTTTAGGCAGTCAATAAATTCTTCTGTATCTACTGGAAGACTAGAGCCAGAACTTGCATTAAAAGCAGTCGGTGACGTTTTTAGTTTAAGAAAAAAAACAGCCGAAGATACTGATAATAAAAAAAGAGAATTCACTGGAGACACTCGTCCCGGTGTTGCCTCAAATGAGTTCGGCTATCGCTGGGACAAATCAGCCAAGTGGGAACCAGGCTCTCGTCTTGTCATAAGCCCGTCGTATACGTCGCGCATGGGAATGGGAACCATGCCGAACGTGGGTTGGATTCCTAGAGACGAAAATCAACCAAAGTCTTTTCAGGAAATGATTTCGAGAATTCAATCAGAACCTCAGATTCAGTTACGAAAATTTAAAGTAAATCCAAAAACTGACGACATAATCCCTGAGTCAGAAAAGATAATTGACCCTTTTGCTATTTCTTCCGGCATGACCATGGAAGAAAGACGAAATGCTCAAAGAAAATATCAAATCGATAATCCTGAAGAAAAAAGACTTCCAGGCGCGAGTCTTGAATCACGAGTTCCGGGAGGCTCTCTTTTAAGTAGAGCAGCAGCTGTTTTTGGTATCCTGAGAGACGAGAACAACAAGTTTCGATGCCCTCCAGGAACTCCGGCAGCAAATCAGTTCACTGACGCAACTGGTTCCAACTGCTTCGGTTTTAGTGCTTCAAAGTTTTCACGTTTCGCAGCAAGGGAAGCAGCCAGACTTACGGCAGAAGGCGAATACGAGGGGTTGAGAACAAACGCTAATGCTTTTTTTGGTTACCTATACGGCGGCAGTCAACAAGCAAGAGGCGTTGCAAGTCCAGAGTTTATTTCCCGATGCGCATACTGGGAAGACCTTTATGGAGACAAATTAAAGCCGCCTTCATGGCGCGACACCCCTGTCACAGAAAATCTTCGTCTGTTCAAAAACGGAGCAATACGTGCACAGGACGATATTGCGAGACAAAAAGCCTCAGCAGTACGTATCTATGATGCTTTAGGAATCGACCCCAGTGACCCAAATGCTCATTTCCAGGCTGTCGAAAAATTACAGAAGATGCATGTTGATAGTGACGGTGCTGCTGGATGGGACTTAAAGATTTTAAACACTTCTTCTGGTGGAGACGCATCTCGTCTAACTGATTTAGAAGTCAGAGAGTTTACTGAAGCAAGACTTAAATCAGTTTCAGGGTGGAATCGTTTATCAAACGAAGAACAAAAAAGACTTATTGATTCTGACATTAGAAGGTATCAAGAGACAGAACGAGCAATGTTCGAAACACTCTTGGACCAATTCATGCAAAATCCATCAACAGCGAGAGTGCTTGGAAGAGTTGAATATAACTTTTTATCTGATGACGAAGCTGGAACAGGAATGTACAGAGATGCCCCCTCTATTGTTCCACGATTAAAACCAGACGGAACACCAGTTCTTGACAAAGCCGGCAACCCCGTAATGGGCAAAGTTCCCGGAGAACTACGTAGCGTTATTCATATAAACATGAAAGAAATTCTACAAAATCAAGAAACAATGCTTCCAAACATGGGACCAGATGAAAGATTGGCAATTTCTGCGATTGGCGCACGAAGCGAAGCCGAAGGTCGTTTAGCGGTTGCAGATTTTCTTGTCAACGTAGACCATACCGCAAGAGGAATGGCTGGACTAATTGATGGTGTCTACTCTTTCTCTAGTCACATCATGCTTCACGAGCACGCACATAGTATTCAGCTTCAAGTATTCATGGCGAAAATTCAAGAACAGATAGACAGCAAAGGTTTCATATCTGTTCCCATAGTAGACAGAAACGGAATCGTTAAAGGGACAAGAAACGTAGACTCAATCTACAGACTGTCCGGCGATGACGTTATGGCGATAATGACCGACGTAGCGGACGACATAAACCTGGATTCCTTAAAAGACGCCATGGAGCGCATCAAATCTGTGGCACCTCTTGCTGGAGCGTATCCAAGAGATGCATACAAAGAAGGCTCAGAGGTTTGGGCTCTTGAAGTAGCAGCAGAACTACACGCCCTTCGCGCGAGAGGCATAATATACGGAGACGACATTGACGCAGCTTTAGCCTTTATGGACGACATAGGCGATAGTAGAGCGTCGATTGACAGAGCTCTTGGTGACGAGACCGCAGCGCTTGTTGACATGGACGACGTGTTCACTATTCGTCCAGACTCCGTCGTTCCGGACGGCATGCCGGAAGAATCCATAACAGAAGCGCTAGGGGACAGGGACGAACGCATTGCTTCTGCTCTTCGTGAGGAAATAAAACAATTCAAGACGGGATTCAAAGACCTTCCTGAAGATGAAATGATTTCAGAAGCTGCAATTATTGAATCTCAGAGAGATGCTTCAAATAACACGTTAAAGAAACTTAATGATTTCGAGATTGACCCGTCCCTGCCTGAAGACGAGAAAGAGTCAATAAGGGGATATCTAGAGAATCTTAAGAAGCAAACGCAAATGGAATTGGACTTCCACGACACTAGATACAACGAAGCATCAAAAGCGTGGAGAAAAAAGTACGGCATCGGAGCTAGAGGAGAAAAAGACAGATTTAAAGAATCCGTTAAGGCAGTCCGTGAAAGAGAAGGACTGTTTGATGATGTTGAAATTGAAGAACTTGCAAAAATAGCAGCTCTCGACGACCTTCGTAAGTCTGTAGAAAAAATGCCAGAGAAGAAGATAATTCGACGCCTGGCTGATGACGAAATATACCTAAGCACTCTTGACCCATCTTCCGACGAGGCTAAAAACCTAATTGAAAAGATTGACGTCATAAAAGAGCAGTATGTACAAAACATGCGTGACGCAGGAGACAAGTCGACGACTGCCAAATTAAAGAAAAACCTAGACCAGAGTGTTAAGGATTTAATTTCTCCTCCAGCAAAAAAGAACGTGTCCTTAAAGAGCAAGCAAGAAGCAAAAGACCACGCAACAAAAGAACGTCGCCGGGTTCGCGGAACTGCAGAGCAGAAAAAAGCAGTCAAAGAACTCGGAGACATTGCATCTTCGGACGTAGGACAACTGCTTGACCCTGCGGCTCAGACCAGGGCCGGAAGAGCAATAAACAAAAGAAACGCCAGAATAAAGAGATTGGGACTTACGGTTGATGAAAAATCATCTGAAGAAGGCGACGTTGTCCAGCAAGTTCAAAATTTGCTAATTCCAGTCATGGAAGTAATCGACGGAACGTCTATTGCTGACCCGTTCGAGATAGAAACAGTTATTGATTTCGATTCAGGAGTTCTACGAGGAAAAATTGAAGGCAAAGAAATTGAAATGCCTCAATTTGTTTCCGGCAAGGTTCTGACGACGAAAACAAAAAAGCTGGACATGCCAGAAAAAGGAATTCGCGACAAAGAAACTGGGAAAACCGCTCGCCGCGTAGTTGTACAGGTTCGCGAGGGAGACAGAGGCCTCTTTCCTTCAGCAGGAGAAGACGACCAACGCTTTGTTGCTCCACCTGGACGCCTTCGCATTACGGGGATAGACCCCGACGGAACAGTAAGAGCAGAGTTGTCTTATCAAAAAGACTCTGTTGAGGTCATTGACTCCATGGCATACAGTTTGGAGACAAACAAAACTGATGCAATTTGGGCGCAGAGCCACGGTAAAAAAATCAAAGCAGTAGCAGACAAGTACGTTAACTCGCGCCGTGAATCAGGTAAGGAATCTACGGGTTCAAGAAGTGATTACGATTCCGTCTCAGAAACCTCAAGCAAAACAGTTGTAGACGAGGTTGTGGACGCTGGTGGTTCTTTCGGAGAAGGTTTTGACGAACTACCCCCTCACTTGTCGTCTGATGACTCAAGTTCCCGCTTGTCTTCTGGAAAGAAAGACGTACTGGGCGCTCCCGCTACGCGCAAGCAAAGAACAGAATTAAGAAATAAGTCAATGTCTTCTCAGGTTAGGGAAGTTAAATCCATTCTTGGAGGAGGACAGGGGGACTCGGCTGACCCACTGTCAAGGGGTGACATCCACCCAGACGTTGCTCGTTTAATCGCCGATACTCCAGAAGAAGACCTGTTAGCAAGAGCCGAGAATACTGCATACAGAATGCATGAAGGTTTCGATAGAAGAGTACGTGTTCGCGCAACAGATGACGACATTGAGAGACTTTCTTCCACGGGCTCCATAAGGTCCCCGTTTGCTTCTCCAGACGATGAAGCAAAAAGAACATCACGCAGAGCGCAAAGATACTCAGGAATGGGTCCAGACGAGCGCTCTTCAAGACTGTCTTCCGGCCGAACTATTGATTCTTCAGAGAATTTAGCTGAAAGAAAAAGGCAAGAAAAAGAAGTTGCAGTTAAGGCTTTTGAAATATTTGACAAAGTCCTTAACGCCGACGGAAAAAACTTAGACGACATGTCCGAAGCAGAACTCTCTGCGTCTTTCGGTGGGAAAGTAAAGAAATCTAAGAGAAAATCAGTAAGTGCTACAAACGACTCGCTTTATGAAGTGGACGACGTGCCGACAGCTATTGCGTTAATGATGTTGGGGCATCACGTTGCTGTTAAAGACCAGGACCTAAGATTGACCGAGCAATCACAAAAAGCATTTGAAGAAGAAGTTAAAAATGCTGCAAAGAAACATATTGACGCCCAAAACCCTCACCCTAAATGGGTTCAGTATCAAGAACAGTATAAAAAAGATTCTCCAGATTTAGACTATGGAGACCCTGCAGTTGTCAAGGAAATGGAAAAGAACTACGTAGACAGCTATCAAGCAGACCTTTGCGCTTTGTATAGTCCGGCACAAAACTTGCTGTGCTCGGGGCATATCGGTATTGATAGAGAAAAAATGCCTCAGACAAACGGAAGGTCTGCAGGCTACGATACTGTCGCGGTAAGAGCGCTTAAAGCCGGAGAAGCCGCCGGAAAGTTTGAACCTGCAAAGACTATAAAAAGAAACGCTGCAGTAGACGCAGAGTTCGCAGAAGAACTTAATGCAGCAGTAATTAAAGCCAACGCTGGTCTAGTCAAAAAGGGTAAACCAGAATTAACAGACGAAGAGATTTCAAAAAAACTTTATGAGATAGTTTCAGAAAAACATTCATTAAGGAATCAATTTGGGGACAAAACACAAGAACAACACAAGGGTGATTCTTACGACAAAATGTCTGATGCTTCGAAAAATTGGCTATATGAAAACACTGACTGGAACGACACTGAAGTAAACTTGGAGACACCATTCATAGAATGGCTAAATGGAGTTATTGAGCCAGAAAACGGCGAACCTTCGGTAATCCTTAAAGAGGTAAATCCTGGTGATTATGCTCCATCACAGCAGCAGCTAGTTGCATCAAAAGTAGACGGTACCGCTAGGCAAATACAAGAAAAAGCCATAGAAGTTGCCGAGGGCATAAGAGCTGATAATCCTGGAATATCGGACGAAGACTTTAGAACAAAATACCTAGAAGAAATGAAAAAGCAATGGTTTATGCAGCCCATCCTTACTGCAAGTGATGGGTTTATTGTTGACGGTCACCATAGGTGGGCAGGAATAAACGTAGGAAACAGTTCACTTTCGGAAGAATTACGACTCCCTTTGAATGTTAATGAAATACAAACGGACATAATTGAAGCTTTGACCCTAGGAAAAATCTTCCAAGACGCTTGGGGTATTAAAGAAGCGCGCCTTGGAGCTGAAAACAAGTGGAAAGAGGGAGAAATAACCGACATTAGTAAAAACGAAATATCTCAACTCATGGACGGTTTGACCAAAAACGTGGGCACCCTTGTGGACGAAAAGTACGCAGAAGGAAATTTTGTTCAGCTTGGCTCGATTGGTCTTTCAAACAATCCAGACTACGCAGCACGAGCCAAGGAAAGACAGACTAGTGCTCTGACAAGAAGACCCGGCCCAGCAGCAAGAGCTCGTGAACTAGAGCTTGATGCAGCCATTCGTGATGCAGGGAGACAACGTTCGCCAGATGCTCCCGCGGAAAGAGAATCTGTTGGCAGATTGGCAAAAATGCGTAAAGGAAAGAGACTTAGTAGTGGAAAGACTATCGATGCTCCCGCTTCAGGCAAGACGGTAGGAATGTCTCCTAAAAACTACGCAAGCGAATATTATTCAAGAATAGGTCTACCAAGCTCTCTTGACCCAGACATGATGCCAGTAAGTGGATATCTCGTTCATAAATCTCACATAGATGCAAAACGTGCTCAGATTACAAAAGGCGGAATGCCTGGAAATCTCAGACCAGATGGTGTGTTTGAAGTAGGGGACGAAGATTTAGTTGGAGACGGCCTAACGGCCTTGGGTGATATGGAAATAGTTTTGCGCCCTGGAGTGTCAAACCGGGTCGCTTACGGACGAGGCAATGCTCTCACTTCGGCTCACAGGCCCGTAATGCTTAACTCACGTAACAGGGACGACGTAGCTGACGCAATCCTTAATGCCGACGGAGTAAACGCTGAAGAAACAAAACGAGAAGC